CAATGCTCAATTAGCATCAATAACTTAATTAAGGAATAAAGCGATGTCGCTTACCAAAGTAACTTATTCAATGATTGAAGGCTCTCCGGCAAACGTGCTGGATTTTGGTGCTGTAGGCGATGGCGTGACCGATGACACAACTGCAATTCAAGCCGCTATCAATTCTGGCGCAAAAAATATTTACTTACCAGCAGGCACTTATAAAACTTCAGCTACGTTACTTGTTTCTGGTTCTGGAATCACAATTTACGGTGATGGAATTGCAGGAACAATACTGTTGCCAAATTTGGCGGTAGCGGCTGGTATTACTATCGGAGGTGCTGCTAGTGGTGACAGTTCTATCAATACCGTATGTAGAGATTTCACAGTATCAAGGGCGGCAGGAACACCACCAACTGATTGCGTAGGTATTTTGTGGACTAATTTTAATTATGGCACAGAAATAAACACACGTTGCACACGACATTACTACCCAAGAAAAATTACTTCTAACCAATATCCACCTTTTATTACAATTGGCTATCGTGGATACAATCTCGAGTCAGATAATGCTGTAAGAGCGTATGCACTTATTGAGGACGTTGCGGGGGTTTATTTTTCATTTTGTGAGTTTGGTCGCAATGGTGGTGAAGCGTATGACCCTTTGTATTGCATTGAAATAACTAGCGAAGCAAATGATGTTAATTTTGAATCGTGTTCTTTTATCCCAAGAGGCCCTACACCATCCGGAACTTCAGCAGCAATTGGATTTGTTGGTTACACAAATACTTCAGGCTACATTACTTTTATAAACGGCAACACAGAAAATGTACAAAAAGGATTTTTTTCTGATGCTGCAACGCCGCTAATAAATCAATTAAATGTAACCGGAGGTAGGTTTGCTGCAACGGTTGCCGCCGCAAATTTTAACGCTGCAACAGAACTCCGAGCGTGTACTTTTGTCGGAGTAGCTTTAAACGGCGATTTTGCAATGACTAACCCTGTATGGACTCGTATATCTAATTGCGTAACAAATATTGTCACTATTAATGGCGATTCAAATTCAGATTTAGTTTACAGCGACAATACAAACCTTGGTGTTACTACGTTTAATGGTACATGGGGCGAATTAACTATTATTGGCAATACTTGGACGGGTTCAGGCCCTTTAGGTACGTTTAATGGGAATGTAATTCGTGCTGACGCACAATTTATAAACTACCGTAACGGTCAATTCGTTGTAACTAATACTGGCGATGGCACATTTGGCGGCCAATTAAAAGTTGGAAATGCCGCAGGTGCAGCACAATTAGATGTGCTGTATTCTGGTAATTCAATTCCCACAGCACAAATTAAAAACACAAACGCTGCTCCAACAACTAACGTATCTAAAATTCAAGTAGATGCAGCGGCATCAAGTACATATATGTTTGGAGTGTATTACGCAAACGTAGCAGTTTCTGCTGATCCTAAATTTGCTTTTCGTGGCGATGGCAATGGTTTCCTTGACGGATCATGGTCTAGCCCTGCTGCTGATTACGCAGAATATTTTGAATGGGTTGACGGAAATCCTACTGGCGAAGATAGGCGTGGCTTTTCAGTTTCCCTTGTTGGTAACCAAATTAAAAAAGCTGAATCAGGTGATGTTGTAATAGGTATTGTTTCTAGCACACCAACAATCGTAGGCGATGCAGCTTGGGGCAACTGGAACGGTAAATATGCACAAGACGATTTTGGTTCTTATGTAATGGAAGATTACGATGCTTATACATGGACTGAAATTGTTAATGGTGAAGAAATTGAAAATGGTTGCGCTGCGGATAACATTCCTAAAGGCGTAATAGTTCCTGATGATAAACAAACTATTGTTCGTCAACGTCAAAAATTAAACCCATCATTTGATGCGTCTTTACCTTACATACCAAGAGAAGATAGGAAAGAATGGTCTGCTGTTGGATTGATGGGTAAATTGAGAATGATAAAAGGTCAAATAACAAATCCTAATTGGATAAAAATGCGTGACATTTCTAGTTCTGTTGAAGAATGGTTAGTTAAATAACCATGAAAAACCTCGAACATTCCGCATACGCACTTTTATTCATGGCAATCATTGGGCTGCTGACAAGCAATTGGTTTGCAGGGGCTTGTTTTGGGTCTGCGTTCTTTGTAGGTCGTGAGCACGCTCAGTCTGAATACCGTGTAATCCAAAAGTTCTACGAAGGCAAGCGAGCCAATATGCCTTGGTACGGTGGGTTTGAACCCCGTGGATGGGATGTAAAGAGCATATTAGATTTTGTGCTACCAATTGTTGCAACAACGGTAGCTGTTGTTATAATCAGTATAACTGTATCGGCCCAGTAGACCGAGGATTCTCAGGAATCGACAAAATGTCAGAAGAAGTAACCTTAGCGGAAGTGCCCGCGCCAGAACAGGGAGTTACGGCAACACCTGTACCTGAAGTTTCAGCGCCGGAAGTAGTCGAGAATCAAGTTGAACAGCAAGAGGAAAAGAAGTATTCCCAGGCTGAAATCGACGCGATGATCGGTAAACGACTTGCAAGAGAGCAACGTAAATGGGAAAGAGAACAGGCTCAGAGAGTACCTCAAGCCCCGACTGCCCCCGTTGTCCCAGAGCAGTTTGAATCGACCGAAGCGTATGTAGATGCACTTGCTGCGCAAAAAGCCGATCAGCTACTAAGGCAACGTGAGGCACAAAGGCAACAGTCTGAAATCTTAGAGTCCTATCACGACAAGGAAGAAGAAGCGCGGTCGAAGTACGACGACTTTGAACAAGTCGCCTACAACCCCAACCTTCCAATTACTAGCGTGATGGCCGAAACCATTCAAGCTTCTGATCTTGGTCCTGATGTGGCATACCACTTAGGGGCGAATCCGAAAGAAGCTGAACGGATTTCTCGTTTATCGCCATTCTTACAAGCCAAAGAAATTGGGAAGCTCGAAGCCAAATTGGCCGCTGAACCTCCCACAAAAAAGACTTCATCGGCGCCAACGCCTATTAGTCCGGTTACTGCTAGAAGCACGGGGTCACCCTCGTATGATACAACCGACCCACGCTCCATCAAGTCGATGAGCACCTCGGATTGGATCGAAGCTGAAAGGCAGCGCCAGATTAAAAAGCAGGAAGCGCTACGTAACCGCTAACTTACTTTTTAAGGAATTACCATGTCAAATAGTTTATTGACCATCGACATGATCACCCGTAAGTCTCTCGAAATCCTCGAGAACAACCTGGTGCTCACACGTAACGTAAACCGCCAATACGACGACTCGTTCGCCGTTGAAGGTGCCAAGATCGGATCGACTCTGCGTATCCGCCTACCCGACCGCGCTCTGGTCACTGACGGTGCTGCCCTGCAAGTTCAGGCCGACAACGAACAGTTCACAACTCTGACTGTTTCGAGCCAGAAGCACATCGGTGTTAACTTCACTTCCGCTGAATTGACCATGCAATTGGACGATTTCGCAGAGCGTGTTCTTAAGCCTCGCGTCTCGCAGCTTGCCTCTTCGGTTGACGCCGACGTTGCAACTTCGTACAAAGGCATTGCTAACTCGGTAGGCACCCCAGGCACTACGCCTGCAACTTCTTTAGTTCTGCTCCAAGCTAACCAGAAACTTAACGAGTTTGCTACACCAATGAGCCCACGCTACGCAACGGTTAACCCCGCTGCTAACGCAGGGCTAGTCGAAGGCATGAAAGGCTTGTTTAACCCAACCGGCACTATCAGCCGCCAGTTCAAAAACGGCATGATGGGCGAGGGCATTTTGGGTCTGGACGAGATCAACATGTCGCAGTCCATCAGCAACCACACGAACGGCGATTGGGGCACAGCTATTACTGTAACCTCGACTGTTTCGACCGAAGGTCAAGACACTCTGCCAATCAGCTTTACTGGTTCAAGCAAAGTCTGGAACGCGGGCGACGTCTTCACCATCGCTGGTGTCTACGCTGTCAACCCACAGACCCGTCAATCAACCGGCAGCCTCCAACAGTTCACCGTAACTGCTGTGGCCACTGGTTCTTCGACAGCTACTTTGGACATCAGCCCAGCTCTGTTTACTGCTGGTAACGCCTTGGCTACTGTGTTTGCATTCCCACAAGCCGGTGCTGTTGTGACGATGTTGGGTTCGGCTTTGACTTCGTACCCACAGAACTTGGTCTACCACAAAGATGCCATTAGCTTTGCTACGGCTGACTTGTTGTTGCCACAGGGCGTTGACATGGCTTCGCGCCAAGTCCACAACGGTATTTCGTTGCGTATCGTGCGTCAGTACGACATCAACAACGACCGTCTGCCTTGCCGTATTGATGTTCTGTATGGCTACGCTGCCATCCGTCCTATCACTGCGGTCCGTCTCTGGGGCTAAACCAGTGGGGGCTTCGGCCCCCATTCGTAACTTTTTTTAAGGAAATTTATCATGGCACTTTCTAATGGCACAGGCGGTTATCAAATCGGTGCAGGCGCAACTGACGAAGCAATTATGTTTGTTCAGGGCGCACCTACTGCATTGGCTGCCGCAGCAACTGCAACGGCTGCACAACTCCAAAATGGTCTGTTTGTTTTTGACGGCGCTGCTGGCAACCTAACATTGCCAACAGTCGCTTTGTTGGAAGCAGGCATGCCTAGCGCACAAAAAGTCAATTCTGCATTTGACTTCTTTGTTGTCAACATTGACGCTGCTGGTTCTGATACAGTCACTTTGGCTGTCGGTACTGGTTGGTCTATCGTTGGTGTTGCTGCGGTAACTGTTAATACTTCGGCTCATTTCCGCGCGCGCAAGACTGGCGACGGAACATGGACTGCATACCGCATTAGCTAATGTAACAACCCCGTCCTTCGGGGCGGGGGGTTAACTTTTTTTGGAACTGATAAAGGAGTTTTAACATGGCAAATAATAAACCGATTGGCGTAGCATACGCTGATCCTTTGCTTGATTCTGTACAAGTTGGTACCTCTAACGCGCCTATTGAAATTAATACTTCAGGCGTATTAAATGGTGCTTATGCAACAACCTCAGCCACTTCAGGTGACACCCGTCTTAATTTTAGCCGTTTAACCTTTACCTCTACAGGTTCAGGCGAAACTGCACGTTTTTTGACCCGTGTAACTGGTGCTAACGGTGCTACTGCTGGAACTATTAACGGCGCTCACATTAGTTGCGCCATTAATACTGGCGGCACAATTAGCGGTGCGGCTAACGCTTTGCGCGCAACTATTGGTGGTTCGTCTACTAACCCAGGCGGCACACTTGCTGCGTTGCAACTTGATTCCGATATTGCTTCTGGCGGTACTTGGTCTAACGCGTCTTTCTTGCGCGTAACCAACTCTGGCAGTGGCACACTCGGTAACTTTGCGGCTTTCCCAGCAGCAGCTACATCAGGTGTGTTCCGTGCAGCCGTTGGTATTCCAGCAGCTACACATACTATTCCTGTAACTAGCGGTGGTGTAACTTACTATATTATGGTTTCTACAATCGCCTAATATGATAATTACAAAAGAGTTTTTGCTGTCTGAAATCTCTGACTTAGAGGCTGAATCACAGAAGGCGCAAACCTTCTTGATTCAGGCTCAAGCTACTATTTCAGCATATACAATGCTTATAGAAAAATTAAAAGAACCAACAGAAAATGAACATTTATCTCAAGCACCCTGAGCATGGCACTAAAGTCGCCACGATGGATATTGAAGCAGAATATGATGAAAAAAACGGCTGGGTACGATATACTTTGGGTACGCCCGAGGCGGAGCCGGTAAACGAGCTAAAACGTAAACGTAAAACCGCGGAGTAGCCATGAGTACAACAGCCGGTGATCAAATTAATGGGGCGCTAAAGTTACTTGGTGTGCTCGCCGAAGGTGAAACGCCGTCTGCCGCAACCGCGCAAGATGGGCTTACTACACTTAACCAGATGATTGATTCGTGGAATACCGAACGCTTGTCGGTGTATTCCACGCAAGATCAAATCTTTTCTTGGGTGCCTGGGTTTAGGACTCGGACGCTAGGACCTACAGGAGATTTCGTTGGAAACCGCCCAATCTTGGTTGATGACGCAACTTATTTTCTTGATCCTGCTTCTGGCATTTCATTCGGGATTAAGTTAATCAATCAACAGCAGTACGACGGTATTGCAGTTAAAACCGTTACGTCAACTTATCCACAGGTCATGTTCGTAAACATGACTTACCCCGACATTACGATGACGGTGTACCCCGTGCCTACTAAGGTGCTAGAGTGGCATATCATATCGGTAACAGAACTTACGCAGCCAGCTACACTTGCTACTAACTTGGCTTTCCCACCAGGCTATTTGCGCGCGTTTAAATACAACTTGGCGTGCGAGCTTGCCCCCGAGTTTGGCGTTGAGCCTAGCCCACAAGTGTCGCGCATCGCTATGACGTCTAAGCGCAATCTCAAGCGCATCAACAATCCAGACGACGTTATGTCGATACCGTATTCGATTGTGGCGACACGTCAACGCTTTAACATTTTTGCTGGTAACTACTAGGATTAATTATGGCAAACGTAACCATACCCCAATTACCAGCAGCCACCACCTCGGCGGGAACTGATCTATTGCCTGTAGAACAAAGCGGCGTTACTAAACAAATGACTAGAACAGTCTTGTTGACTAATGCTACATTAACTACGCCTATTCTTGGAACACCCCAATCAGGCGCATTAACAAACTGTACGGGTTTACCCTTATCTACAGGCATCAGTGGACTTGGCACAGGCGTTGCTACATTTTTGGGCACACCTTCTAGCGCTAATTT